TATAACAGAATAAACTGTAACAAATTAAACTAACTATATTGCAATATGGCAAGAAAAAAGAAGAATAGTCCATTAGACGATGTATTTGATACATTAGGTTACCAAAACCCAGAAGGATCTGATGGTGTAACAGATTTGGATAACCCAGACCTAACACTATCTCCAGAGTCTAATGTAGACGACCTTGATAACATAGACGATCCAACTGAAAAAGTTGAGGATCATAACGTGGAAGATCCGAATAACAATGACGATACTATAATTCCACAAGAAGTATTAGATAATATTAATAAACAAAACAATTCATCCGAAGACAACGAACCTGAGGACGGCGAAGAAGGCGAAGACGGACATGAGGATAATACAAATACCGTAGAGCCTTGGGAGAGTAACCAAGTTGGTGCTTTCTTTGACGCCTTTGCTGATGAACTTGGGTGGGACGTAGACGATAATGATAAGCCACAATCTATTAGTGATCTTGTCGAATATATTGGCGATATGGTAGAGCAGAATTCTACTCCGCAGTACGCCGATCAACGGATTGCGCAGCTTGACGAATATGTTAAGAATGGCGGACGTTTTGAAGATTTCTACAATAACCAGTCGCAAACATTGTCTTATGAAAATATGGACATGGAGGATGAATCTAATCAAAGAGCAGTAGTTCGTGATTACATGAAACTTCAGGGATACGAAGACGATGTAATCTCTCGTAAAATTGAACGTTATGAAGATGCTGACATGCTTGCTGATGAGGCCGACGAAGCCCTTTCTCGTTTGACTACTATTCGCGAACATCAACTTCAAGAACAGTAGGCTTATCAAGAGCGAATTCATCAACAGCAAGAAGCTCAAGCTGTTAAATTTATGAACGATCTTAATGCCGGTATTAGTAACCTGAGTGATATTCGAGGCATTGCGGTTCCAAAAGAGGATCGTAAAGCATTATACGATTATATTACAAAGACTGATGCCGACGGACTTACTCAGTATCAGAAAGATTTTAACGGAAATATGGTTAATAATCTCATAGAGTCCGCATACTTTACAATGAAGGGTGACGCTCTATTAGGTACTGCTAAAAAGAACGGTCAAACAACTGCTGCTGAGAGACTTAGAACTATGATGAGACATTAGGCTAAAAATCATTCAAGCTACAATGTCCAAGATGAAAAACAACCTCAGGCATGGGAGATCGCGTCAAGATACCTATGATGAGTAAACTTATTAAAATTATATGAATAATTCACTTTTAAATAATCTTCAACTTTATCGTGGACGTCGATTCTCTGATTTGGTTGACGAGAATATGATTTCTAACGCTCTGTTGAGCAGACCTCACGAGGTAGCAGGTCTTCTGTCTCTCGTGTTTGGTACAAAGGACGATGGCGTATCAACCGCTATTGATATGATCACCGGCGGTCTTGGTCGTACTATGATCATCGACAACCGCGAATTCGAGTGGTCCGTAATGATTGATAGCGATCACGCTGTTAATATCCGCTGGGCTAAGTGGAATGGTCAGGAAATTACTCCTACAAACATTGCCACAGCTACCCCCGGTATTGGTAAGACACCTATTTATATTGCTCTTGAGGAGCGTTGGTTTGGTCCAGGTGCAATTCTTTCTTTTGACAACATTAACTTCCAGGTTCGTGTAAACGGCGTTCCTTATCAGGACGGTTCTGCTTGGGTATATGAGTGCTATGTTGCAGAAGGTTTTGCTGGATCTTATATTCCCGGCGAGTATCTGCTTCCCGGTCGTCAGGTAAGCCGCGTAGGTTCTGCTTACGAGGAGTACAGCGATGAGGCAGATATCATCAACTATCAGACTCCGTTTAAGATGCGTAACCATCTGCAGACTCTTCGTTTGACTTACGATATTACCGGTGATGCTTATAGCACTGTACTGGCAATTGCATTGAAGGATCCTCAGAGTGGTAAGACATCTTATCTGTGGTCTGACTATCAGTATTGGATCGCTCTGCGCGAGTGGAAGAAGCGTGAGGAGACTGCACTGTTGTTCTCTCACAGTAACCGTAATGCAGACGGTACATACAACCTCAAAGGCACGAACGGTCGTCCAGTACCTACGACTGCAGGTTTGTTCGAGCAGATTGCTCCGGCTAACGTACGTTACTACACTACGTTGACTACCGAGTTGCTCGAAGACTATCTGTTCGACCTCTGTTACAATATCCTCGGTACAAATGAGCGTAAGTTCATCGCACTTACCGGTGAGATGGGTATTCGCGAATTCGACCGCGTATTGAAGGAGAAGGCTGCTGGCTTCCAGCTGATCGACACCAAGTTCATCACTGGTAGTGGTCAGGAGTTGACTCTCGGCGGACAGTTTACTACCTATAAGATGGTTAACGGTATTGAGCTGACAGTTAAGCGTTGCGCTATGTTCGACAACATGGAGATGTTCCGTCAGTTGCACCCAATTACGGGTAAACCACTGATGTCTTACACCTTCTTGTTCGTAGACCTCGGCACTCGTGACGGTCAGGCAAACATCGTTAAGGTTTGTCGTAAAGGTCGTGAGTTCGTTCAGTGGACAACCGGTGGTTCTGTAATTCCTAGTGGTTATGGTAACAGCATTAACACGCTGCGTTCTAACAGCCGCGATGGTTATCAGGTTCACTTCCTTGGCGAAATGGGTATCATGTTGCGTAACCCGCTGTCTTGCGGCGTTCTGTACTGTGATGCTGAAGATGCTGAATCAATTTCAGTAAATAACGCCTAATAATAAATATACCAAGTTAGTGGGGGCATAACGCCCCCATGACACTTGACATTCACTCTAATTAAATAATTATGGTAGTTGAATTAAGAATTAAGAAACAACATCCCTGGGCAGGGCTAATCAAATATAAGAATTGTTACGACTACATAGCCCCATATTTTACACGCTCTGGTTCGATGTATACAGGACTTACTCCTGAAGATGAGAGGCGATTTGAAAAACTTCTCGGTTATCCTGAGGGTCATTTAGCAAAGACTAGTGACTTCTGGAAAACATATTGTGTTAAAATCGGTTCTAGGGCAATGATCCTAGATGATCAGTTTCCAACTCAAGAAATGATGATCAAATTTCTTAGTGGTCATAAGCGTGTAGCTACATCTCTCGATAAGATGAATGCTGGTAAAGATTACTTGCTGATTAACCGTGAGGCAGAAGCTATTGAGCAGAACAAAGTTAATAAGCTTCGTAGAGATGCCATTAAAGCATTCGATAAACTATCGTTAGAAGATATGCGTAAAGCTTTGCGACTGTTTGGT